AAAGCGCCTTTCCGTGCTTATTTGGTAAAAATTGGCAAAGCTAAATTTGGACATCTTAGACAGAATGACGCCAATAGACTGTGTGTGAGAAAGTATCTATATGATGCTTGCATTGCCCACGGCGTTATTGCGCGACATATCTGCGATAATGTTGATTTCGCCACTGAAATGGTCTTTGTACCATCTGCAGCAGAGTTGGCCAGATTAGCTATAAAACACACTGTTTTTGTACAGGATTGTAAGGCAGTCGAGACCCTATTGGGTCGCGACGGCTTTAGTAACTGATGGGGCCCTGAACTCTTGGAGGGGATTGACACTGTTCCAGGTGTCTATCCCGGTGTTTCTCCAAGTAAATGTTCTGGGACCGAAAAACGTCGCAAATACTTAACTATGGGTCAGTACATTTGCGATGATCACATAACGACCCATAATAACTCATTGGCCAATCTGATCCGCGGGGTTGGTGAAAGAGTGCTGTACACAGATAAGAAATTGACTAAGCCTAGTAGGCCAGTCACCGGTGTGTTTACAGCGAGGTGTGGAGTTTACATGCAGACAATGGCATTGAGATTGGGCCGCCAATCCCCTGTGACTAGACATGAATTTGTTGAGTACTACAAGGGACGCAGGCGAAGCTTATATCAAAATGCTGTTGATGGACTGGCCCTAAAACCAGTTCATGTTCGGGACTCATACCTCAGTACGTTCATAAAAGCAGAGAAAGTCAACTTAAGTTTGAAGGCTGATCCGGCACCACGTGTCATTCAACCTAGGAACCCACGATACAATGTTGAAGTTGGCAAGTATCTGCTACCATTGGAACATAAAGTGTATGATGCGATTGACGAATTATTTGGCTCGCCTACCATAATGAGCAAATACAACTCTAAACAACAAGCAGAAATTATTGTGAACAAGTGGAATTCATTTGCCAAACCAGTTTGTATCGGTTTGGATGCTTCGCGATTTGACCAACATGTGAGTGTGCAGGCACTGCAATTTGAACATAGTTTTTACAACCTACTTTTCGGCAGCGCTGAGCTCCGGAAATTGTTGTCATGGCAACTTGATAACATTGGGTTTGTGAAAACCCCTATTGGAAAGTTCAAGTACACTAAGAAAGGGTCAAGGATGAGTGGGGATATGAATACATCACTTGGAAACAAATTTTTGATGTGCTTGATGGCCATGAGCTATATTAAAACGAAGCAGTTTAGAATTGAGTTTGTAAATAATGGTGACGATTGTCTATTTTTATTTGAAAGCAAAAATCTCTCGAACATAACCGATTGTCAAAGCTATTTTAAAGATTTTGG